GTACGCATCTACAAGCGCGATTGTAGAGTCCTCATAGTTGCCTTTAAAGCCGTTGAGGTTTAAGTCTCTTAAGTTTCTGTTTTAAGCCATTCCTCGTTTTATCCATTTCATCACCTGCGGCATGTTTGCAAACGCAAACACTCGCCGCCTCATTAAGAAGGCCAAGGCCCTGGCCCAAGCTAAATGCTTGGCAGCCGGCAACCCCTTAGGCCCCGTCTATGGACCTCCCAGACCCCCTCATCTCCTCCCCAAACCTTCCGTCCAACCTATCTTGAACACGTTAGGTTTTTCTCGAAATCTCGCAAAGGCCATCTCCTTGGCCCTTCGCTATGATTCCCCTCAAGTTTTCCGTGCCCTCTCCTCCTTCGATGGCATTACAGACCTTGTCGGGTACGAGGAATTCCTCTCCCTTGTTTCGGATTATGTCATGATGGAGGTTTCCCCAGAGGAGCTCGAAACCGGTCTTTTCGAGCTTTTTGTTTATCTCATCACCAAAGGCCTCACCAGCCTTTTTATTTTCATTCTTGACGCCCTTGCTCTGGTTCGCAAGGTCGTTTCTTCGGTCATCTCTCGTGTTTCGACCTGGTTCTCCTCAGCTTGGATCTCCGTTCTTTCTCTCGTCCAAACCTGCAAAGGTTTTTTCGATCGCCCGGATTTTCATGCGGCCCGAAAGACCATCGCCCCTCTTTCGAAGGCCTACGCTGTAGGGCGCCTGGCTGTTACCAACCCCGCTGCTTTCCTTCTGTTTTCTGTCGTTCCCACGATCACTCCTTTTCCCGTGACGTCGACTCTCAGCTTGGCAGCGGAGGTTTATCAACACAACATGACCAACTTCCTCGTCCCCGGACCTCTCCTTCCTCAGTTCACGTGGAGTCTCTTCCCACAGAGTGCTCCTGCTCTATCTGTCGAAGGGGAAATGGATTACCTACCCGCCACCCTGGACCTTCACCTGACCATCTGCCCTCCAACTTGGACCGCTTCATCTCCGATACGACGTGTTACTTCACGTATCATCAATCTTCCGCGGTTCTTCAGTCTACCGGCATACCTCTCCCAAACTTGGAACCTGGCTTCTGCTACTTGGCTCTCTTCCCAAGCGCGTCTCGACGCGCTGCCAGAGACGCACTTGGCAAATGGCCTTCGCTCCATGTTCTCGGTATTGAGCTTAGGGAAGCTTTCGGCCTCACTCACACTGCCGGTCTTAGCTTTCCAGGCTCTCTTTCAAACGATGGCTCTCTTTGGACTGGGCATGTGGAACTTGGACCTTCTCTTATCGACACTCGTCGCCCCCGTGCGTTCTCTATTCGCATTGGTGGCATGGCACGTCCTAGGAGCCGCCGTTATCAACCTCGGCCTCCTCGTCGCCAATTCCGTCGAGATGGGTACTGCTGGGCTTCTGCTCTTCCCCGTTGGCTTTCTGTTCGCGATCGCCTACGAGTTATGCTAGAGCTCGGCCCACGTCCTTCCCTTCACTTGGTCTGTCTTTACTTTCAGGCCTTCGGTTTTTACTTCCACGGTTCTTTATCTTTTGCTTCCGGACTTTACCACTCTGAGCGATCCCCCCTCACTATCCCCACTGAGGTGCTCCTTTCCTTGCCCGATTTCCCTATCGGTGCCACAACCTCCAACTCCGCTTGGACCACTGTGGCAAATTCAAACTACAAGGATGGGTACCACGGTGAGGTAGCTCGCGCCTTGGGGGATGCTCAACAAGATGCCATGAAAATTTGCAAATACAAGTTGAATGGCCACCAAGTCGAGTATCTTACTCAATTTGGAATACCTTTCGTTCAAGACGCCGCCCACACTCACAGTCACCCCGAGTTTAAAGCGGTTGAGAACTTTTTTCTTTTTGCTGATATCCCGAACCGTCTGAAAGGACGTGTTCTTTTTATTTCATTAAAAGACTTTAAAATGCGCGAGTGTCTAAAGCTCGCTAAGGTACAGTTCAACAATAATGTTCCTGATTTCTCCAAGTCTTCTGTTTCCTCATTTTATCTAGCTAACCCCGGCCTTACAGTTGCCGATAGCACTCGTTACAAAGTGCATAACTGTATTCCTCACCCTGACGATTTTAGTCCCACAATGATCGTCATGTGTGATTCGCTCCATTATTTGGAGCCAGAAGAGGTTTTGAACCTCTATCACCTATACCCTGACCTTGAGGACATTCTCGTCCCCTCGGTCATTCCCGTTGAAGTGCGCGAAAAGGTAGATTCTCTCTACCCGCACATTTACACTCTTTCCTACGTCGGAGAGGTTAACACCTCCGACAACTACGCGATCCCTAACATCGATCGCTCGAAATGTGACCGGTTCACATTCCACTTCACTCAGAATCGTACCAACAGGTACGAGCAGCCTATCAGCTGCTCGAAGTGGTTGCAAACCAGGTCCCTCTCTGACGGCATTTACACCGTCGGAGTGGAGTGTTTGTCTAGTGTTGGTCCCCAACACCTTTTCGCCATTTCTCGCTCGCTTCGGAACTTCAATTCCGAGGCTTTTTATGCCACTCCTAATGTGGTCCGCCTACCGGAGCTCAATCCGGCTCTCCCAAAACTGAGGCAGCCCTTTGTGCCTCTCAAATTTTACCGTCAACTCCTGTTTCACGCAGATTCCCTCAACAACTACATGGGGGTTGACACCAATGCCAAAGCCCGCACTCATGCGGCTCAAGACGATCTCGCTATTCCCATGCAGACCGTCAACGCTCTCATAGGCTTGGTTCGCCTCTACCGAACCACCTATACTCCAGATCGTCGAGCTGCTGAGGCAACTTTGGTTCCATCTCTCCTGGACCGCCTGTTCCAGTTGATCCATGATGTCCTTTACAGGTTCCTCTCTTTTGTTGCCGGCCGTTACGGTCGCGCCTTACATTCGTGGATTTACTCCACTCGCACTCTCATTAACCGTCTCGCTCGATTCGGTCAACAGAATGCGTGGGTTTTCCGCGTTTCCCTCATTGATCTGCACGTTGTCCCACGTGCTTGTTTCTACTTCACACCAGCTCCTCCCGGTAGCACACCACCGGCTTCTCACCATGGCTCCCCTCCTGCTCCCCAGATTGAAGAACCACCTCGTCGAGACTTTCCCGGTCTCGTTTATGCTCAGCCCGTCGATCATCCTTTCGACGCAACTGGCTTCTTCAACTCTCCGCAGCCTGGTGAGCCTTCTCTTTACTCTCCCCCGGTATCAATTCCCGACTCTGAATTGGCGTTCGGCGACGCAGATCGTCTACCCGTCTCATCCAACGTGAAAGGCAAATCTCCTGAGTCCATTAAAACGGACAAAGGTTTTCACTTGGATGAATATTTCCATCCGCAAACCAAGCAGCTGATGATTGACGTTGAGCCTTACCAAGCTCCGTTACCATCAGCCGCTGTTTTGTCCCCGGTCAGTCCTCCGTCTAACCTTTCCACCGCCAGCCCTGCTCGCTCAGCATCACCAACGATTCCACCCCAACGTCGTGGTGTACGCTCCGCTCTCAACTGGGGCAAGAAAGGTCTGACTTCACGACAATTGATGCGACTCGGTCAAGAAGATGATGATGTTTCTGTCTCTGCTTACACTTCACCATCGTCTACATCTTCCGCGACATCAACCCTCTCTCAAAAACGTTCCCCCCATGGAATGTGCACCAACAAACGCTGCAAGCAGCACTCTTTCACAGAATCAAAACTGTGGAAAGAGTGCGCTGGCGGCCATGGTGTTAACGTAGCCGAACTTGGCTCACGTTTGCTTGATGATGGTTCTCGTGTCGACTCCAGTGCTTATTTCTTGGATTATTTTCCAAAGGAACTGCCCTGGTGCCATCTTTGCCGTGACGCTTTCGCCCCGAAAGTTGACCGCCAACCCATGTCCAACCGTGCACCTCCTGTTATTGCTCACAATGCTCACACCAAGCCACGCAATCCAGGAACGCATGCTGGACACATCCGCCATCCCACCACGACTCACAAACGCTCTGTCCCTATGTTCGTTCCAAAGTCTGATGCTGCTGCTCCGGATGTTGACTCCCCCAACCGCCCACATCTCCCTGCCAATTTTCCGCGCGAACCTCCAAATGTTCGCCATGTCAAGGATTTGTACCAACTGAACCTCGCCGCTAAGTATTCTTCCCTTCCCGCTACTTCCGTCCCCGATTTTCACTGCCCTGGACCAATGCCTTACCCCGAATTTGACTGCCTTCTTCGTGCTCTCGAAGAGGTAACTCATACTCAACGCACTGTTCTCTGGGGCATTCTCACCCGCAACACTAACCCTTCTGGTCTCAAGCAAGCTTACCTTGGTCTTGGTCTTTCCACCTACCATGCTCACATCCTCGGCCTTGCCTTGCAGATCAGTATTTACATTCATTATCCCTTAGGTAACTCCTCCGGCCCAAAGCTCGTTGGTTGGAATCCAAATCAATCTCCCTCACTTTCTGTGGGAATTGTTTGGACTCCAACCAAAGGAGCTGGCGGCCATTTCTCTGCCATGATTGGCAAACTCCCTGAGCTTGCCCATCTGCCTCACAAGTACGGAACCCTTGACGTGCAACACGTCTTTGGTTCCGGTCTTTTTGAGGCTGATGAAGTTTCTTCTTTTTCATGGCCTTCTGTTTTCTCCACCGTCCCCGACTTTTCTTGGTCAACCTACACTCCCAACCGGGAAGCTGCTAAAGCTTTCTGGAATGCTTACAAAGCTGAGGAGGTTGGGTTGGCTTTCAAGAAAGGTTTTCTTGATCTCGAAACCTCCACCCCCGGTCAAATCACTCGTTCCCTCGAAACTGCTTCTCTACATCCCATCCAAGTTGCAGTTGTCGAAGGACTCCCCGGTTCTGGAAAATCTCGTCCCATCATCGAACGCATTCGTGCTAACATTACGCATGTGTTCCCTGGCTCTTTCTGCTTCGGTTTCCCTCGCGTGTTCCTACGCAAGGAAACCGTTGCTAAATTTCCTGCTATCCGCAAGAATCAAAAAGATGCTTTTCGAACTTGGGAACATGCGCTCGCTACTGACGCACGTTTCGCTATTTTCGATGAGTTTGGACTTTTTCCCCCTGGATATTTCGATTTCTTCATTTTGCACAAGACTGATCTCTCTCACATGATCCTTTTAGGCGACCGCCTTCAAGGAGCGTGGTCTCCCGAGAGTGAACATGCTCGTGCATCTTCCACCCTTCTCGAACACCCTTCTTGTCTCGATCAATTCTGTAAGTTCTCCACTTATTATCGTTACTATTCCTACCGCATCCCCCATCGCATTGCTGCTTGCTTCAACATCACTTCGCACAGCAATGAGATGGGAGATGTTCGTTTTTCTTATTACATGCCGCACCAAGCCGAACGTAAGATCCCTGTACTGTGTCCTTCAGACACAGTAAAGGGCGCTTACGTTCGGGATGGTTATGCTGCCTTCACTTACACTGAAGTTCAAGGAGCTGAATGGGATGAAGTAGTCGTCAAAATCAACAACGCTACTCTCCTATCCTGCTCCAATCAGTCCATTTTTACAGCTGTTACCCGTGCGAAGAAAATCCTCTGGATTCAATCCGATCTGCTTCCAGCGGATCTTCCTCGCATTTCCCAACACCCTATCCTTGGCCCCTTACTGGGTCAAACTCTCCCTGTATCTGTACTCTCTGTATTTCCTTCCAAGTTTTACCCTTCACCTATTCTCGTTTTATCTCCTAATGTTTCTCACCTCTATGGTTCTGGACTCGTTGAACGCACTTCTCAAGCTCTCTGCACCTGGTCTAACCAGCGTCTGGATTATCTCCCCGCTTGTTTCCGTGCCAACGCTCCAGTTATCATGGAATTTTATGAATCCGAATCTGATGATCGCGACGGCAAGCCCGCCGAAGATCATCTATCCACTCATTTACCTTCCTGTTGCAATCCCCTCGATTTTGCTGAACTAGAACCCGTTCTTCCTCGTGAAGATCGGGAATTGGTTTATCACGACACTCTTTCTCGTCAATTCTACGAAATGACTAGAGAGGGATCTTTACCTTATGAAGCAAACTTTTTTCCAAAACAAACTGCTTCTCAAGATCCCACTCTTTTCGCTTCTGCGATTAAAACTCGTTTCAACTACGCCACCCCCGATGAAAATCGACGTGAGTTCGACCAGAAATCCTGGTTAGGACCCATTCTTTTCTCTCACTGGCGTAAATATCTTCAACTTCCTGAAGAAGATATCGAGTTTGACGAGACTGCAATGCTCTGGGCCACCATCCAGACTGTCGCTGTCAAGTTAAACAAACCAATTTCCACGATCTGGAACAACATCGACCGCTCAGAACCTGAGTGGCCTCGTAACTACATGGAAGCTTTTGTCAAATCTCAATCTAAGGCAAAAGCTGAAACTGGTGCTCGCAATTTTCGTCTTGAAGAAGATGACGATGCAAGCATCAATAAACCATTAGCTAAACCTGGTCAACCTCTTGTCACTTCCCCTGATGTCAATGTTTTTGATTTTGGCCCCTGGACTAGATATATGCGCGCAATTCTTTACCGATTAATGCGTGCTAATGTCTACATCCATGGTGGTCGAACTCTCCATGATCTCGATTCTTTTTCCAAGAAGTATTCCACTCCTGGAATTGCTTCTACCTGCGATTTCACCAAGTACGACATGTCTTGTCGTGCTGAAACTCTCTCTTTCGAACTTTGTATTTTTTCCTACTTTTCTTTAGATATAACTTTCCCTGACCTGACTGAGCTGTACTTTTTCATTAAAACGGAAATGTTCACTCAGTTAGGTACTTCTGCCATCATGCGCTTCACAGGCGAATTTGGCACTTATGACTTCAACACTTGGTATAATATTGCTTACATGTCTTTTCGTTACGACTTACAATCTCGTTCCACTAATTCTCTCGGCGCCGCTTTTAGCGGTGACGATTCCATTCTTTTCTATCGTATCATCGAACGTCCTGACTGGATGTTCTGGTCTAAGTATTTTGCCCTGGAAGGCAAATTGTTCATTACTGATGCGAAAGATTTTTGTGGTTGGTGGCTGCTCCCTTGTGGAGCAGTCCGCAACCCCATTCTTCTTTCGCTCAAAATTTTGTATCACCAATCTCGCGGTTCTCTCGACCGCTGTCTCGATTCTTATTTTCTCGAAGCTCTCTACGCCTATAACCTAGGCGATTCCCTTTATGATCATTGCCCCAGTCTTGCGCTTGAAGCGCAATCCTGGGTCATCAATTTTTGTTTTAAACATTCTAACCTCGTTCCCCATCTCGTTCTCATTTCTGGTACTCGTAGTTATGATTTGTCTGATTTGTCTGCCCTCCCCGCACGACTTCTCAAACAACTCATGCCTCGTACTGAATGGTTTTCCTTCTCTCTCATTTAATTTCCTTATAAGCTTTGTTAACATACTCTCGTATTTTAGCTTACATATTCGCTTAATTTTCAACTAACACTTCTTTATCTCAGATGTCTCTCCCCACTTCCGTCGCTCCCCACGTCGATCCTACTCCCAAAGCAAGTGATCTGTCCTCCACGGACACGATCACTTGGGATAATGGATTACCCATTATTGATGTTGTTCAAGTGCTGGCTAACGCTAGCGCTCCCTCAGCCGTTCTCTTTCAAGATTTGCATAACTGCAATAAGAGAATGTTGGGGCGAGCTTACGCTCGCATCACCAATCTCACTGTCGAAATAATTTCCGATCCCGACTACGCCATCAAGGCTGTGGTCGGTATTGTTCCGACTTCTGCCACCACTGGCAACGCCCCGTCCAACATGGCGGAATTGATGACTTGTGGAGCTGTGCTCCTCAAGGAATCTCCTTTCGCTATGTCTGGTTCCAAATCTCCTCGCTTTATGCCTGGAGTCTCGTCAATTCTTGTTGGCGAGTCCGTCAAACTTCTCGTTGGTGCTCCCCCAACTCTCTACTTCATGGCGCAAGCTGTGAATTTAGAGAACTGGAAGAAAACTGCTTACACCGCTCGTTCCAGCGGTGCTGCAGCGACCGGAACTCCGGTCTTCTTCCAAATTAGTTATACCCTCGAGTTGTCCGGTTACGGATACTTGAAACCTTTTTAGACTCGCCCAGCCTTTCAGGGCCGGGTGTGTCCGCTGGGTTGTTTTCCGGCTCGCACACCACCACCCACGTGCCGGTTTCAAGTTCTTCTTCTCGTTCCGTTTCTCCTCCGTCTCGTTTTCCTTATCCTACTCCCCAAACGGCTGGTCGACCTCCTTCGACTAAATCCTCTTCTGATTCTTCTGAATCAGATGAGGCTCCTTCTTCTCCTACTCCCCGTCCAAATGATCCTCCTCCTTTTCTTGAGGATCATCCAGGCGATCAAGCTTTTTCCATTGATGAAGAAGAGATTCCCTTATCTCCTTTTTCTCAACAACTTGATTTGTCTGAAGATGATTCTTGGCCCGCGCTTCATCGCGATGCCATGATTTTTCTTCGTGACAACATTTCTTCTTTCGTTGACTATCATTCGACTCGTGCGTCCCCGCACTATCGCTTGGTTGACGTTAAAGATTTGTCCCTTCCCCGTGGCAAGTATTTGTTGACCCATGAGGGTCTTCAAACTATTTCCGCTCGTTCATCCTCTCGTGTTTCTCTTTTTCCCGCCACCTCTTTCTTTCCTTCTGTTGATTTTGGTGATCCTTCTCGCTCACGCGCGAAGGGTTACACTTTTTATCTTGACTGAGGCTTTGTGGATTTTGCCTCCCACTTGTATTTCATCAGGTCCATGCTGTTCCATGGAAGCGTTATAATGTTCAACTCGCTTGATAGGTTGATTTTGTCTCTGTCCCTCGATTACGACGTAACTGTAATTTTAGGTCTTGTGTTTTTCCTTTTCTCAATGCATTTGACTAC